GTCTAGCCATATTATTAAAGCAGGTACTGATGGCACACAACATCAAAGAAAAAGATATAGATGTAAGACCTGTGGCAAAAAAACACAAAATCCAAAAGTTGTAAAAAACTATGAACTCGAAGAAAGAACAGAAAACGATTGGACTACAGAAGAACTTATCGAGCAAAGAACAGAAGTATTTAAAAGAAAAGATGCTCGTGAAAGAAAAGATGAGTTTATCAAAATTAGAATCAAAGACACAAAACCTATTGGTCTTTACATACAAGGTGACCCTCATGTCGATGACGACAACTGTGACTGGGTATCGCTTAGAAAACATATAGATATAGTTAATGCTACAGATGGGATGTATGCTTGTTCTGTTGGTGATTTGTCTAACAACTGGGCCAGGAGAGGTAAACTTGCAGGATTGTGGGCAGACCAAACTACCAATGGCGAACAACAATGGCAACTGGTGGAGTGGCTTATCAATGCAACACCATACATCTTCATCGTTGCAGGTAACCATGATATGTGGGCCATGGAGGGCGATCCTATTAAATGGATGTGCAAACCATTGAAGTCTGTTTATCAAGACCACAACGCAAGACTCAAAATAAAACTACCCAAACACGAAATCAAAGTAAACTGTGCGCATAATTTTAGAGGACACTCTATGTATAACACAGCTCATGGTATCGTAAGACACGCATTGTTCAATGCAAGAGACCATTTACTTATTGCAGGACACACTCATGTGTCAGGTTATAGTCCTATCAGGGATGCGACTAACGATAAGATAATGCATTGTGTCCAGGTTGGCTCGTACAAGAAGTATGACAACTTTGCAAAAGCATTGAACCTACCATGCAAGATGATGTCAGCATGTGCAGTAGCAGTATTCAACACAGAACTACCAGATTCACACCCAGACTTTATAAAAATATTTTGGGAAGTAGAGGAGGGTGCAGAATATCTTAATTTTCTTAGAAACAAAAAATGAAACCAAAGCTCGTTATAATAAATTGGGAGGATGCAATAACACCAACTTCAGGGTGGACAAACATAAATGATTTAGACAACGCACTAGCTGATTGTATATCTATCGGATTAGTAGTTGAAGAAAACGAAAAAAGTATTACCATAGTATCTCACATATCAGGTTCTGATATACAAGTCGATATAGATGGTAGCCTGGTACTAGATAAATCTTGGATAAAGTTTAGAAAAGATTTACCTTTACCAAAGCACACAACAAATAAATTAAAGAAATGGTTGATGGAGAAATGCGATGCCGAAAAGAATAAATAAAGAAAGAGAAATGAAGTTTATAGAATTTTACACAGAGGGTGATACAGCTGGCAATGCTTCTGCAAGTGCAGAAAAAGCTGGATGGAAAGAAGACTCTAGGCAAATGGGATACTATTTAAAAAATAAATATGTGGCAGAAATAAAACAAAAGAACGATGAAAGAATATCGGCCACATCAGGACTAGCAATATCAGTATTACAAAACCTGTTACATTCAGAACAAGACAATGTCAGGCTCAATACAGCTAAACTTGTTTTAGAATTAGGTGGGTTTAGTTCTCAAAACATAAATCTTAATGTTGAAAAAGGCGCAAACAAATCAGATGAAGAACTGATAGAAGAGTTACAAGGCCTCGTAAACAAAATACCTGCACTCAAACCTAAATTAGCCATGGTGCAAGACAACACAGAGCAAGAAAATAAAGAAAACTTAGATAAAGAATCTACAAAAGACGAGAACAGACTTACACATTAAGGGGTACTTATTTCTAGTCCAAATGATTGTCTTAGTTTAGTCTCAATCACTTCATCAGAATCATCTGCATTGAATTTAATTGCAAATTCTTGCATACAATCTATACAATAATTCTCAAGCTCCTCAGTCATTTCATAGCTTAGTGAATTAGTTTTATGAGCTGATACTAAATCTAAAAGGTGTTTTGCGTCTTCAGGATTAGGATTCTGCATATAGTCTCTTACGAGCTTCTGCTCAAATTCTTTGCTATTTAATCTAATCATTTAACTATGGTATCACTTATGTCATTTAAAAGCGATTACAGGCATTCTAGAGCCCCTTTTTTTTAAGAATCGTCTCCAATTTTAGATAATGCGTTGATTTCGATGTTTTTTACTAATTCAAGTATTTCAAGGTAAGGTTTTTTTAGTTTCATATATTCTTCTTTTTTATAACCTAAGAACTCAGGTCTGTTATCGTCATCGTATATGAATTGTCCTGTGCCATCACAATGCTGACACTTTTGTATTCTGTCTCCGGCTACAATTGTACCCCTGCCCTGGCAAACAAAACAATGTGGATAAATAACTTCACGCAAAGCTAGATTTATAAAATGTCTTACAATGTATCTATCTTCTCTAAGCTTACTTGCATCTATATATTTTAAAAAAATAGAACAAACTTCCTCATATATATCGTCAAAAAGTAAAGCCCTAGCATAATCGTTCTCTGTATACTTAGCCATCAAGAAATCGTACTCTCTATTATCCAAACCCCTACTCCCCAAAAAATGCGAAATATCCTCGCTAGTTATTGCATCATGATTACCTGATGATATCTCATATTTCATTGATTTTGCAGTCAACAATGATAATAATTCAGCTTTCATACTTCCACACCCTGTATTTTTCTTTTGCAATTGTTCTAAACCTACAAGGAACTTTCTGTTTCCATGCATACTTTCTTATAGTATTGACTATTTTGTAATCGTTTACCACAAAAGAATCACCCACATCCATGGTCATAAAAGCGTCTACATACTCCTTATACTTCCAAGGCCTACCCATACTTTCAATCTTGATACCTTTTTCTATCTTAACCATTCCTATACTTGCCCTGATTAATTAGAAACTTTTGAAAGTCATCCATCGGATATTCTTCTTTATGTTTTTTGTTTGGTTTTTTACTGTCATGTACTTTCTGTTCATTAACTTCTTTTTCGATAGGCATGCCTTCTAGTATTGGCAAACACTCCTGCGGCCTTTTTACAATAAAATACCATTTACGAAATTGTTTTCTAAATTGAAACATTTCGTCAGTAATAAAATTACTTTCTACTAAAAACTTAAACATAGCTATCCTGCCACTATAATTACAGATAATATCTACAACACAATCTTTGTTACCTTTTGTAAAATGGACAACGACACCTTTGTCAGTTAGATGTTTTTTTACTGCTTTCTCGAAACTCATTTAATAAATCCTGTTGTTTGCCATATTTTTTTTCCCATGTCTTAGTACCCAAAGTGTGTATACCCTCTCCTCCTTGGTGATGGTGATGACAGAGTGGAATAAAGTCCTTGTTCTTCAACGCCATGCCTGCCCCTGTAATGTGATGAATACAGGGCTGGGTATACACACCATATTTCTTTTTACATACAATACATCCATATTCAATCGCTTCTTTATATGCCTCTCGTGTTATTTTGTTAGGTTTTTTTGCTATTGTATTCTTCCTCGACCTTCTCTGCCCGCCTTAATTCTGCTTGTAAATCTGAAAACTTTATACCGGCAATCCTGTATTCTTCTTCATCTTCATCTATATCAGGTTGTATCAACGATTGAATGGGAACTAGAACACCTAGAGATGTGTCATGGTCACCACCTTTCACACCACCATTTCTCTCGTAATATTTGCGTGCTATTTTTTTCATTCTATCTACAGGCATTATTATATTGAAACAAATGTCATCACCTTTCATAAAGTTAATCACCCACCACTTAGATTCTGTGTGAGCTAGTCCACTTTTTTTATCTCTACTTTCGTATTCTACATAACAGTTGCCTGAGATAGTCCAGTTGTTTTCTATTTTTGTTTGCTCACTTTTTACTTCTACAGGGTCTTTCTCGAGCATACCATACACAATTTTTTCACCTTTCTTACCAACCTTGAGGTCATATCTAAAGTCATTTCCGTGTTTCATTTGTCTCTCCCGTAAGTTAGATGTTCTATTAAATCAATTACAGCCCAGCCTGGAACTTTTTTTATTTTGTGATTAGCCCTCCATTGTATTTCATAATATGATAGGTGGTCTTTTCTAAGAAGTTCTTTAATATCCAGCATGGTTAGTTTTGTAATTTGTCTTACTTCTTGTAAACTGTAGCTCATTTTAAAATGAACAACATTACTAATAAATTTTAACTTAGAATTATCTATAATCTCTTTTTCTTTTCTTTTTTGCTCTTTGTAAGTTTTAAATCTTTGTACATTGAAAAGAGGATTTTCTTTTATGACGGCCTCTCTCTCAGCTTTTATAGCTTTTTCTCTGTCTTCGTATTGTTGCAAAGTAATATTGTGTATTTTGTCATACCATGGCGATATTTTATGCTCTTTCAATCTTGTCCAAGGGCGTGAACTTATGCCAACATAAAGTAATTTTTTGTTGATATCAAAATGCCTATACAATGTTGTTTGTCTCATTATCCTAGTTCTCCATATAGTTTTTTCTCGCCTCTGATGTTAGCAGAGTTAGTTCTGAATAAATTACAAGAGGTCTCTATGCTGTTGATATGATGGCGCAAAGACAAATACCTTTTCTTTTGCTCCTTAATCAAAGGTATGTATTTAACTACATCCTTATGTGATTCAGCCATTGACTCTCTATCTCTTACAGTTAGTCCTTGGCCAGCAGTCTCTAAAAATACTGTGGCCTTAGTAACTTTATGCATAGACTCTAGATATTGATACTGAGATTCTGCCTCAGCAAGTTCGGCACCTTTTTCTCTAATCTCTATCACAGCCTTCTCTAATTCTTCTTCACCTAATCTAATCATTGTTTTCGTTACCTATCAATTTTGTTTTTAATTTTTTGGGTAGAGCCGCAAAAGTCTCCCTGCTACCTTCTTCTAAGTAAAGCTGTACAAATTTATCTTCTAGCTTTTTAGTTTGATATTCAGGTAACTTATGCATTTCTAGCCCGCCCAGTCTATTGTATATAGCCACGGCCTTTTCATCTTTTACATCTTTACGCCTGAAGAAATCGTTGAACATATTTCTGATAGACTCCTCTGATGTTTTTAAAAACTTAGTCAAGTGACATATCTGCGGTTTCCACTCGCCATCAGTAGTTTCGCAATGCAGAAGGAATGCAGACATACAATCATCAAGAGTGTACTTTTGTAAACTAAGCCAAAACATACCACGCTGTACATTGTTTATCTTAGCCTGCTTAGGATATGTATTTTCAATCACATCCATGAATGCACTAAATTCTTTCTGATTCATTTAGTTACCTCATCACACTCATGGTTCTGTTCATTGTCCTAGACTTATTATTTCTAAAATTATGGTTGTTGACCTTATTTTTATATCGGCCTTTTGCCTTAATTTTCTTTTTTGCAGATATCTTAGATACCTTATGATAGTTTCTCTTCATTAGCCTCCTCCTCTTTTTCTTCTACTTGAGCTTCGAAAGCAGCAATCGA